GGACAAAAACATCATGAATATGATCTTACCATTGACCATGTACATCCCCGAAGTTTGGGAGGTGATACCAATACTTGCAACTGTGTTCCCGCCTGTAGAAAATGTAATCAAGAAAAAGGAAGTAACAACTGGCTAAAGTGGTTTCGTACTACGTTTCCACCTAACCCATTTAGAGAACAACAAATACTAAATTGGATTAAATGAATACCTTTTTACATCCATCTAAATTAAAATTAGATGAATTAAGAGTCATAGCTTTAACTGTACCCTCCCCGCTAAGGTGGGCTGCGGTATGGTTTTTGTTATGGATAGAACCCCAATACATAGAGTACAAGTCTGAACAAGCGGTAAACAGTGCTATTAAACAGTATAAAGAAACGTTTGGACAAGACAAAGTAATTAATATGGTTATAGAAAATACTAAACCATCTAAAGTAAAAGGATTAAACGATCATTCTATCGAATATTATTCTAAATTAGATGAAGAGTATTGGGAAAAATATAATAGTGACCTATGAGTTTAGAAAAAGAACTACATAAAGATTTTAGAATCTTTTTAACAGCTGTATGGACACACCTTAACCTACCTGTTCCCACAAGGGCACAGTTATGTATAGCTGAATATTTACAACATGGGCCTAAAAGACTACAGATACAGGCATTTCGGGGAGTAGGTAAATCCTGGATTACTGCTGCCTTCGTACTTTGGACGTTATTTAATGACCCAAACGAGAAAATTATGGTTGTATCTGCATCAAAAGACAGAGCTGACTCATTTAGTATTTTTTGTCAAAGACTAATACTAGAAGTACCTTGGTTGTCACACTTACGTCCTAAGAATGACGATCAACGTTGGTCACGTATATCTTTCGATGTTGGGCCAGCTGCACCCCACCAAGCACCCTCAGTTAAGTCTGTGGGTATTACAGGGCAGCTAACTGGGTCTAGAGCAGACCTTATGGTACTTGATGATGTCGAAGTACCTAATAACAGTATGACGGAGCTACAACGTGAAAAACTTTTACAACTTGTTACTGAATGTGAGTCTATTCTTACTCCTAAACGTAAGTCTCGTATTATGTTTCTTGGTACTCCTCAAACGACATTCACTGTCTACAATAAGCTAAGAGAACGTAGCTATAGACCATTTGTGTGGCCAGCACGGTATCCCCGCAAAATAGCCATGTATGATGGCTTGCTAGCCCCGCAATTAGTCGCAGATTTAGACAAAGAAGAAGATTTAACATGGAAACCTACTGATACTCGCTTTAAAGAAGACGATTTACTACAAAGAGAGTCATCTATGGGTAGATCTAACTTTATGCTACAGTTTATGCTAGATACTAGCTTATCTGACGCAGAAAAGTTCCCATTAAAGTTTGCAGACCTAATTGTTAACTCAGTAAACCCAACACATGCACCAGAAAACATAATATGGTGCTCAGATCCAGACAATATAGTCAAAGATCTACCTTGTGTGGGGCTCCCAGGGGATTATTACCACAGACCTATGGCTATTCAAGGAGAATGGTTAGAGTATGCAGAAACTATTTGCAGTGTAGACCCATCTGGACGTGGAGCTGACGAAACAGTTGCAACATTTTTGTCTCAGTTAAACGGACTTATATATGTGCATGAAATGTACGCATCTAAGGACGGTTATTCTGATAAGACACTATTACAGATACTTAGGAGATGTCGTAAATATGATGCGAGTACGCTGCTCATCGAGAGTAACTTTGGCGATGGTATTGTATCAGAGCTATTTAGAAAACATTGTCAAACGACAAAAACATTAATTAACATAGAGGAAACTAGAGCAAATGTCAGGAAAGAAGACCGTATCATTGATAGCCTTGAGCCTGTTTTTAATCAGCACAGGTTGGTTATTGATCCCAAGGTTATTGAATGGGATTATGCGTCAAATGCTAATGAAGCAACTGAAAATAGATTCCAATATATGCTGGGATATCAAATCTCCAGAATGTGTAGAGAAAAAGGTGCCGTTCGACATGACGACAGAATTGACTCCCTTGCCCAAGGAGTTAAATGGTTTACCGATGCCCTCGCCATTTCTGCCCAGCAACAAATAAAAGACAGAAGACATGAAGAATGGATAGACCATCTAGAAGCTTGGATGGATGACCCTGAAGCAGAGGCAAATCACATGGTACTAGGAATGGACTTAGACCAAAGAAGAGAGGCTAGAGGGGCTACTAGAAGCCACTCACACACATGGATGTAACCAACCCCACCATAACACACGGGGAAGTGGTGCTCCTCGTGGGTGGAAACAGCGGTCAGAGGGGTAGATACGTCTACCTCTCATTAAACATCGTGGTAAGTTGCACGATATATGATTAAAAAATTACTATTACTCTTACTAATACTAAGGGTAGCTGCTCCTATCTCGTATATAACGTGGGTAGCTTTCAGGGAGTCTAAAATTTGGCATAATTTTCTGTCCCCTATTATACTCAAGCGCTAATCGGGCAGACCCCCAAAGGGTGTTTGTGTTCGGTTATCCGTACTTGCCACAATCGTTAGGATACCCCCGCAAGTTTGTTTCAATATGTAACAAGTATCTTGCGCTATATGCGGGGAGACTCATGGGTCTCAAACTACATATAGGGTTTATTTCAATATATTGCGGGGGGTTGTCAAATCTCATCGTGAGTCTCATGGGATCTGTTATCACCTGATCGTGGAAATAACATATAAGGTTTACTTATCATTCATATCAATTATATTAATAATAACTAGATTGTTACCAAATGTTAAACAAATATAAAGCTTTCTTGACTTCTCCTGATTTTATGGTATCCTGTCTCTTTTTAAATTCTCAGCTGTACTAGTACACATGTACTACCACAATCATAATAGGCTTGCGCCCGACTTTGTCAACTCTTTTATTAAGCGATGCGGCAAATATCTTGATATAAATATATTTATCAGGTAACACCCTATTAGTAGAAATACATGCTATATTAGATATATACAAATCAATTTTTCAAATTTTATGTTTCTAATCAATCCTCTAATATAAAGAGAAGAACCACAACAAATAAAACAAGTTACGGGGATCTATCCTTAGAAGATAGAAACAGCACCAATTAACAATGTGCGTTACCTGTTAATGTGATCCAAACCATAGCACCGAATCAAGTAGGGTAAGCCTAGAGGGGCGATAGCATCAGTACGGGGACTGTAATGAAGTAAGCGGTAGGGCTTACGTGAACGGAGGGGTACGCAAACCGACAGTACTGGGCTAGATAGCAACAAGGCTAGCAATTAACAGTTAACACAAGGACTTATAGTGCCTACCCACAATCATCAAGTCCACAAATGTTAACAAATCACATGCAATTAATTACTGTTGTAGGCTGTACTATGTCAGCCAACTGACCTTGTAAGTGGGAACACTTCACAATGTGTATCTACAGTTCTACAACTTCTCATGTGGTTACTGGCTGCTGTCACTACTACCGCTCACTAACGATTGTTGACGCTGAGTATTATTACTCTTCTCCTTTCCCATACCTAACCAGTACAATGTAAACAGCGGGGGTTCGATTCCTCCAAACCGCATTGGCTACACGCCATCCACCACATTGCACCAATGACTTATTCACAACTATCACACAATGCACGTGAGATTGTCGCTAGGTTTACACTGGCTACAACTCAAGAAGTGCAAGCTGGACGTGACTGGTATCCCAACGCACTTAGGATATGCCACAGTATTAGTAAAAGATACGATGTACCAGCATCAACCGTTGCAGGTGTCATCAGTGCCATATCACCTCAAAATGAGTGGTCACGCAACATCATAGATGCAGAGGCTATGTGCAAGCTACACCAATCAAAAGCCACTCGCAAAGACTTGAAGAGGCTCAAAGTGTGCACATTCACAAAGAACAAGATGCTTGCCATCGCAATACTGACACTGCCCGCAATTACAGCGGATGCACTCATTACAGGTGACAAACGCCTTGAGTTCTACAACTGCATCTATCGTCCACACCTCAACGATGTATGTATTGACGGTCACGCATACTCCATCTGGCTAGGCTCACGTGTAACTACCAACAATGCACCGCCTATTGGTAAGAAGTTACGCAAGCAAATCAAACAAGACTACCGTGATGCTACATCCTTCCTCAACGAAGAGCTCAACGAGACATTCACGGCAGCTGACATACAAGCTATTACTTGGGTCACTCACAAACGCATACACAATGTGTTGCGGGGGTATTACAAAGTTTAACAAACGTTGGTTGACTAGGTTACTATTGTTATCATCAAAGCGTGAGTAATGCTATGCAGCAGCCACCTCACCGCCAACACACACACACACCACAATCATCATGCCTCGTAAACGTCCAACACTTAAGGAAACGCAAGCAAACCAAAAGATACAATGGGCTGATGTTCCACCAAACATACAGCAAGCTATCATGTATCTAGAAACTAGGAGACTACGCCATGACGCATAAACCTCAACAGCTCTCTCCTGAAGAAGCTAAACGCAGACAGCTATTCTATCAAAAGATGGCTTACATTGAGATGAAGAAGCTACGCCCCAAACATCCACACGTATGAGAGTACTTGACCTATTCAGTGGCATTGGTGGCTTTGCCTATGCAGGTCACATGCTAGGGGGCTTCACTACTACGCAGTTCGTTGAGAACAACGCATACTGTCAGCAAGTCCTCCGCAAGAACTTCCCACTTGTACCAATTCACGATGACATCACGACCTTTGACACATCATTCAAATTCGGTGAGTACGACCTCATCACAGCTGGCTTCCCATGCCAAGACCTCAGCTCCGCTGGCAAACAGGCTGGACTTCGAGAAGGCACACGCAGTAGCCTGTTCTACAGGGTCATGCAGATTGCTAGGCGTGTTCGACCTAAGTTCATCCTCTTTGAAAACGTTGCAAATACCATCAGTCACAGCAACGGGCAGACCTTCCAGCAAATCCTCCATGAAATTGCCAAAGCAGGGTTCAATGCTGAGTGGAGCATTGTATCAGCTGCAGATTCTGGAGCCTGTCACCTCCGTAAACGTATCTGGATTATTGCCTACGCCAACGACCCAAGATACTATCGCACATCCAAATGCCACAATCACTGCGAACGGACGGAGACTGTCATCCAATGGTACGAGTCACAGCCTCAACATACAAGACAAGTTGACGCTATTACCAACACCCAGAGCCAGCGAGTGGAAGGGCATAGGAGTCAAGGGCAGTCCCAGCAGCTTACGTTGGGCGAAACAGGGCTACTTAACTGGAGTCATACAGGAATCAGACTCAGTCCCGACTGGCGTACCTACGCATCTCAACCCATGCTTCGTAGAGGAGATGATGGGCTATCCCGTAGGGTGGACAGACTTAAATGCCTAGGCAATACCATATGTCCGCAAACCGCAACAATTCCCCTGAATCGTATCAAACAACTTGACGCTCTCCTCCAGCATAGCTAATATGTTGGATGAGGGACTCACCCTCCATTGTTCACTTACTTTAACCGTTATGCAACCACAAGAACGTACCTCCACTGTAGTTCACAGCATAGATGTCAACCCATTGACTGGCTATGCCAAGGTGGAGCTATTGTCTGGCGATGTTTATGAGTACTTCAATGTATCTCGTAGAGCATGTGCCAACTTATTAGCACAACCAAACATGAGCCTTGGCTTCTGGTTCAACAAGAACTGTAAAGCTAGGGGTATTGTTTGTAAGCAAATCAAGTCTCCTAATCTTAGCAAGAAATGGGCTAAGTTCAAAACTACCTATGCTCACAACTAAATCAATGACTGTTACTTTCGACAAGTCTGTAGCCCCCTCTCTTCTTGAGGGTGGTTACAGCTACTCACCATCTGGCAACAACACCATCCAAGTATACTTCGATCAATCTGACCGAGATATATACGACATACTAGACGATGCAGGTCTAGGTCATGTTGCTGACTCTGTTATCTACACTGACTACTTCAATGAAGATAATTGACAATGACATCTATCAAGCCTACAAATCAGGGCAAGCCAAGCAATGCAAAGAATGTGGAGAAATCAAACTCCTCAAAGACTTTCCATTATTTAGCACTAAGGGAGCAGGTCGCAAGAATACTTGCAAACATTGCTCCAATGCGTTAGCTACGATCAGACGTAGGTTACGTAGACAGAACCCGCCACCATCATCAGCTGGAGACTGTCCTTCCTGTGGTAGACATACTACCGCCTGGGTACTCGACCATTGCCACCAAACTAACAGGTTCAGAGGGTACATTTGTGACTCCTGTAACGTAGCTTTTGGCAAGTTTGGCGATGACCCATACACAATGCAACGTTCACTTAACTGGCTTTCATCACATGGCTAACACCATTAACATCAACACCAAAAAACTATCAGACAAGTACATCAAAACATTCGACTGTTGCGATGACCCGCTTGTATTCTCAATCACACGTATTAGTCCTTACACATTCGAGGCTATGATCGTAGGCATCTTTGACAGTAGAGAGGCAGCACTACTCAGACTTAATCGTATGATGGAAACTCCCCTCAGAGCTGACGAGAAGTTTATTGTTGAGGTACACCAACTCAGAAACATACAACAAGAGAAGGATCTTGACTCATGAGTACACGACATCACGAAGAACGCCTGGAAACTATCCTTGAAGAAGTTATGGAGGCGTTTCCCTTCTACTCACACGACAAGCAAGAAGAGATTGCAAAGAGACGTTTTGAGGAGGAACTTATTTGAAACCACAACATGACGAATGGGTCTATCCATTCTATGGAATACTAGCAGTCATAGTATTCATGTCTATCGCAAACGTCATCGTTATAGAAGGTAGACACAAACCAGCAAACCCAGTTATAAGACAACTAATAGACAGAACATGAAGAAAGTTTATCCTAACCGCATACGTGAGCTGAACAAATGGAAAGCCACTGATGAGCTAACTATGATTAGCATTGATGATGGCATGTATGCAGCAGATAACTGGAGATTACCCGCCAGTCACCTCTGTGTAGTACGAGCTGAACTTCCCAACGGTCAAATTAAAGAACGTTCCTATCGTTTACAGAAAGCTGCTAATGCCTTTATGTTACAGCTCATAGCGAATGGAGCTAACTTTCACCTCATGACTCACGAATCACTCAAATCCACTGATTTCCAATGACACTAAATCCACATGATCTATCTGAATTACTATACAGGTTAGGTTATTATGTTGACGATTCAACTGGAGAGGTTATGGTCGAGCTAGACCCTTGTGGCCCTCCTATCATTGACAAATTTCTAACTAACTTAGCAGTCCAGGGTCAACTAATTATGAAACGCAATGCAGAGTATGAGTTAGGTTTCTACCTACCAAACTGGCAATGCTTCAGCAGTATGGAGGAGTACTGTCAAGTATTTCCTTATGAACAACAGTGTAAAGAGTATGACTAATTTAACACAACATCAAATTGACCACCTCGATGACTACGAATATGCCCTCTTCCTTGCCTATGGAGACTCCTTCAAACCTACAGCGACAGTTCCTTCTAGAACAAGAAGCTATAAGTTGCGGGAGACAGAAACTACAGGACTCTTTAACGAAGTTAGAGGAGAAATCGTACGCCTCGGCTTCCGTGTACGGGGTCGCATCAATAAGAGAGGCGTTGCCCTATTTAATGGAGCATATCGAGATCACCTTCGCAAAGCTAAAAAACGGGCAAGCAGGTAAGTTCTTCAGACCTATTGCAGAACATATCAATGAGCTTGAACCGTTAGCTATTGCAACCATTTTACTCAAGATAGTATTCGACAAGGTATTCACCTTTGATCGTAATACTGATCTAATCGTACCCATGATGACTGCCATTGGTGGAGCATTGGAGTCAGAGTGTAAGTTTCGTTGGTACAAACGTGAACATCCCACCATCATGGGGTACATAGAACGTGTGTATTTCCACGAGGTTACAGGTACACAGCAAAAGTTAAAGATTGCTAGTGAAAAGTTTGGAGAACGTGATATCAGGTGGAACTCTTGGTCAACAAAGACTAAGATCTCACTAGGTAGATGGGGACTAACAGCAGTTATGGAATCTACTGGTTGGTTTACAGTAGATAAACGTAAGACAAGGCGTAAGAAGTACGAATACCGTGTTGTTGCCACAGATGATTTTAACAACAAACGGAACGAACTAATTAAAACTGCTGAGTTATTCAGTGGTATACCTTGGCCTATGTTAGTTGAACCAGATGACTGGGGATACAATGAAGAGGGTAACATAATTTATGGAGGTTATCTTACTAATCGTATGATGAGAGGTCACGAATTAACTAGACGTGGCAACCCCACCATTAAACACGGGGACACCCCTTTAGCTTTTATTAACAAGCTACAGAAGGTAAAATACCGTGTGAACTCTCATGTTCTACAGACTGCCGAGTATTTGAAAGAGAAGGAAAGGGTAGTAGGGAAGTTCATTCCAATTTCCCCAGCGTTTAAACCTCCTCGTCCTCCTGATGCAGAGGAAGATGCGAAGAAGAATTTGTCATGGCGAAGAGCTATGGCAGAAGCACACACAGCTGATCGTATTAATTTTAAGAGATCAGTCAGAACAAGAACACAATTAGAGGCAGCCGAAAAGTTTCAAGATGACGAGTTTTACTTATGTTGGTCGTTTGACTATCGTGGTAGAACCTACCCCATACAAGCTTTTCTTACACCACAAGATACAGATTTTGGTAAATCATTATTACGGTTTGCTGATGAGTCTCCAGTTACAGAGACAGCTGACACATGGTTAGCTTTCCAAGTAGCCACAACCTTCGGGCTTGATAAAGCTCCGATAATCGAGCGGTTACAATGGGTTGATCGTAACAGAGACTTAATCACAAGGATTGCAATAGATCCGATATTACATCTCTCAGACTGGGAGAATGTAGAAGAACCTTGGCAGTTTATGGCTGCCTGTCATGAGTATTATCATTGCTGTATAGCTTGTGATAAACATACTACTGGTCTAATGGTAGCTGTAGATGCTACATGTAGTGGTCTACAAATACTAGCTGGTCTTGCTAAAGATCAGAGTACAGCTGAGTTAGTCAATGTCGTTCCGTCTAAACAACCGAGCGATGCTTACAAGGCTGTAGCAGAGAAGGCTAAAGAGTTCCTACCGAGTTACATGCACCCTTGGATGACTCGTTCCGTGTGCAAACGCACAGTGATGACGATTCCCTATAATGCTACTAAGGATAGTAGTCGTAAGTATATACGTGAAGCGTTGAAAGAAGCTAACATAGAAGTTCAGCAAGATGAATTGACTCAGATAGTAAACGCTGTCTACAATTCTATGGACTGTATTGTCCCTGGACCTATGAAAGTTATGCGTTGGATAAAGAAAAGTGTAGGAGAATACATAAGAAATGGTGGTAAGTATATAGAGTGGGAGACTCCCTCTGGTTTTATAGTTAATCAGAAACGTGATGTCATAGAAACAGAGCGGATGGAGTTACAACTATTAGGTCGTACTAGCGTACGCATCCCTAATGGTAAGCAAACACCCTGCCCTAAACGTCACCGTTCTAGTACAGCTCCAAACTTTATTCATTCTATTGATGCAGCAATTCTTCACAGATCTTTTACTCAATTCGATGAACCATTCACAGTTATCCATGATTCTGTTTTATGCAGAGCAGGGGACATGGGAACACTCAATCAACTTGTGCGAGAAACCTACTCCAATATCTTTACAGAAGATTGTTGGCTTACAAAATTCGCACAAACCGTCAACGCCTCTGAACCACCACCGATTGTTGGAACACTTAACCCAGAGGTAGTATCCAATTCCATTTATTTTTTCTGTTAAATGCAAACACACGTCACCAAACAACCCGTTCTATTAGAAGGCTTCCAAGCTATCCTTAAACCTGGGGAGTGGGGCTATAAGCTCTCAGTCCTCATGAAGGATGACATTGTCAAAGAGTTGGAAGACGAAAGAGAATCGGCATTAGAATGGGCTAAGTCCAAAGCTAAGAATCCCAAGAGAGTCTCTATTAAACCAGAGCCTTGGGAAGAAGTTGAGACACAGCCTGGAATGTATCAAGTTAAGTTCAGCTGGAGAGATGGAGACAAGTTCATCCCAGTTGTTGTTGACACTGAAGGTACACAGATAACAGACAAAGAGACACCAATATATAATGGAAGTAAAGTAAAGATAGCTTTCTTCCAAAAACCATACGTCCTACCTACAGGAGACATTGGCACATCATTAAAGCTAAAGGCTATCCAAGTTGTTAGTATTAACAGCGGAGCTGGTGTTGTCGATGACGGAGATCTTACAGCTGAAGATGCTGCCAAGTTATTTGGTGCTTCAACAGGTTTCAAGGTTGATGCTCCTAACGTAGATGCTACACCTAGTAGTGTCGAGGAGGATGATGACTTCTAATGAGAAGTAGATTAGAAGAAAACATAGCTGAAGAGTTTGACAAGTTGGGTATTCAATATACCTATGAACGTGACAAACTTAAGTACGTTATAGAAGCTAATTACATTCCTGATTTTAAAGTTGGGGATGTTTACTTAGAAGCTAAGGGTTACTTCCCACCAGATCAGAGACGCAAGATGAAAGCTGTAAAGAAAGCTAATCCAAATCTCGATATTAGAATTATATTTCAAAATCCGCTAAACACAATATCCAAACGCTCCAAAACATCCTATGCGATGTGGGCTGAGAAGAATGGATTCCCTTGGTGTACATACTATGCAATCCCCACAAGTTGGCTCAGATGAATCAGAGTTCCTTTATCACGCACCTTGTAACAGATGTGGGTCGTCCGATGGTAACAGCGTTTACTCTGATGGACACACTTATTGTTTTGTGTGTAACCATTATGAATCTGGAGGAGAACCAGACCACCA